CCACCTCCGGCTATAACCAGATAATCAATTAACAATTCTGGAGCTCCGCCACCAGCCGCACTCAAAATACCAAGTAATGTAAAGCCCATTAGACAGCACTCACATTTCCAATAATTCGGTAAGCATTGCTTCCTACGCAAACAATAGAGAACGCATCGTATTGTGACTCCGCCAAGAACCCTGCGGTTCCAGCGGCAGTCCCTCGACCATAGAGAGTCACACCAGATCCCGGCACAATGGCCCAAGCGGTTCCATCGTTGAAAATCTGAACCTGCTGACCGGAGGTAAATGCGGTTGCAGTCGAAACGGTGATTGTTCCGGCAGTAGCGCTGAATTGAAGGAATGTCCCCTGATCGGCAGATGCGATTGTGTAAGCAGTCGCAGTTGAAGCTGTAAGGGTATTTACGATTGCAGTTCCATTTAGCGAGCTAACGGTGGTGTCTACGCCTGCCCATGCAGTACCGTTGTAAACCTCTACAGCATTCGTGTCCTTGAGGTAGGACATCATGCCTTCGGATACTGCGGTGCCGATAGCTGAGCTACGGGCCGATGAGTCGTCAAAGACCATGACGGCCTGATCCATAAGGTAGCCGTTTACTTCAGCCGCAGTCAATACTGCATTGGCCTCAAATGTTTTCTTACCTAATCCAGCCATAATTCCTTAGCCTAAACTTGCTACGTCTAGTTTACCGAATACTGCATCGTCAAGGATGAGCGCGACATACTTGACCTCTTGGAACCCTAGAGTTGTCTTGTGGAAAGACGGAGTAATCGAATGTTCAATACGAATGATTTGAATGTAACGTTGAATCGGGTCGCCTATGTTGTTAGGCGTAAAGCTGACCTCGCAAACCGAACCGATTTCTAGGTTTAGTACTTGGTTCTGCTGCGAGCTGTTTAGCTTGTGAAGGTCCAGCTCAAGGGTTTCTACGCGATACTCAGGGGCCGAGTATAAATCGGCGTAGTGAATTGCTAGATCTATGGACTGAGCGTCTGTCGCGCCTAGCAAGTCTGTCTGTACAAGTTCTCGCTTACCGTACGTTCCAACCGAAGTGTTGTCTGTCGCAACAGCAGTTCCGCCGCCTTGGTTAGCAATCGTAACTTCGTTGAACAACAGCTCGGCACCGTAAACAATACCGATAGCGGCGTACGGGATGCCGGTACCTTGTGAGAAGGTGACCAAATCTGCGGATGTAGGGAATTGACGACGGTTACGGAAAATAACCTTGCCATCCTTGCCAATGAAGAACAGTCCGGCCTCGGTAGAGGCAATATTCTGCAAGTAGGTCAAGGCATTGGTACCGGCCTCTATGACCTGAGCTCCAGCATTTACAGTGCCAGTATCAATAGCCCTCAGCTCAGCGGCCCAATTGACAGCGGCTTCGTCTAGTATCTCATTTACACGGCTGCCGGTGAGCTGCACGGTCGGGGTTCCAGCGCTTAGCGTCTGGCTGGAGAAGATGGTCGTAGCGTCTAGCGCAACGGCATCTGCAAGCGAATTGCCGTCTGGAGTGTAAGTCAAATTCCAGTCGTCAATCCAACCAGTAAAAATTTGACCTGCTACATAGCCATCTTGAGTTCTTGTAGATGTAGAGGCGTTGACGGTGCCTGACCATGCGTAGTTCAAATATGGATTTGTTGGAACGCTATACCCATCAAAGTAGGGGCCATCATAATCACCATCCACTAAAGCAAAGTCGTCAAACCAAACGAATCCGTTATTGACACTTGCCCCATTGTGCAAAGCAATAATCATTGTCGTATCGTTTGCGGTAAATGTGAATCGAAGGTCATGTTCGCCAGCGGTGTTAGGCGCAGTAGCAGACCCAGCATTAGTTGTAAAAGTAGAATCCCACGCTGAGATCTGCCTCGATCTAGCATTTAGCGTTCCGGTAAGCGATGCAGATAGTCGGCACTTCACTAGCGCGGTATAAGTAGCTCCGTTAGTCAGCCCTGAAAAGCTAAACCGAATGTGAGAATCATTGTTGCTTGCGTTAGGTGCAACGAGTAGTGATCTCACACCTGTTGCATCCCAAGCTCTAGACATTCCAGCAGCCGAGTTAGTAGAGGCCGAGCTGCCTACAATCTGACGAACCAGCTGCTCGGAAGTCGAGTTGCCGATTACACCTGCCCAGCGGTAGTCGTAGTCACCGTCATTTCCAAAGTTGCCGTCAAAGTATTCACCTAGAGTAGTTGATTGCTCTAGCAAGTATCCGTCAACAATCATTACATCGTTTAGGGCCAGCGTTGTTGTTGGGACAAGTCGCATAAGAACCGAAACTGCGGTTGCGGGTGCTGTTCCGCTTGCGGTAATTCTTACCCATTGGCCTCTTGGGACTGAGATGTTTAGGTTCCCATCCATTCTGGCAAGGTAGCCCGATCCGGTATGTGGGTGCAACTCAATGCGAACTGTTCTATCGCTTGAATTAGTAAGCGGCATGAATAGGTAAACGCTTGCCGTATAGGGCAATCCTGCGGTGACTGGGTAAAGCTGTGCATCTATGTATTGAATACCAGCTGTCGAGTTTACGGTTGCCCTAAGAGCTTGATTGCCAAAATACTTGGTTGTAGTGTCTAGGGTGACGGTCATCCTACTAGCACCGATTGTTGTGGTGTTTAGTTCGATGCTTGGATTAGATGCTAGATTGCGTCTGACGCTTACTACGGCATTTGACTGCTCAGTCGAAGATGAATTGTTAGCAGTCCCAGTCCAAGCAAAGGTCGTATCGTTTACGCCCGTTGTGTTGCCGTCAAAATAAGTTAGCGTAGTTGCAGATTGAGTAAACAGAACTCCGTCGATCAAGATTGTGTGTGAGCCAGCTTGTCTGTTCTCAATAATTAGTCTGGCAATTACACCAGTTGCTCCGAATGTTCTTGTGACCGAAACTCTTTGCCATGTTCCGTTAGCTGTAATGGTTGAGCCAACTGTGAGTCCTACCGAAGCAGAAGCGGTGCGTTCTTCTAGGTTTATGCGAAATGTCTTGCCGACTTCACCCTTGACATAAGCCGAATAGGTGTAGGTCTGACTTGCAGTTGTGGTTACTTGATTGTAGGCCAAATTTCCAGCGGCAGTAGCGACTAATTGCCCACAAGCCGAACCGAATACTGAGTCGCTCGTCACTCTTGTAAATGAAGTGCCGCCTGATAGAGTCCAGCCCGTAGTGTCAGTTCCGAAGCTAGGATTTGTTGAAATGTTAGTTGTCGTGACTAGCGACTGACCCTCAAAGCTTGGGTTGGTAGCAAAGTTAGTGTTTGTAACAGCATTTACGATTGTCGGGTTGCTCGATACTCTGATTTCACGCCTTGGCACAATGTTCCCGGCGAAAGGCGACTCGGCATAAAGTGGATCGAAAGCACGATCATGATTATTGAACTCAACCGCTGCATTACCAGCAGGGAACGTAGTAAATCTACGTGGCTTACCTCGTGTGGTCCTGATAGATCGAACCCTGTCTGTGACGTCATAGAAAATAGTGCCGCCAAGTCGGTAGTCAGTGTTATCTAGCTTTCCTGCTACCGGATCGTCTAGCCTAAAAAACGGACCAATAGGTGAGTCGGTTAGGTCAAATCCAATCTCAACTTTAGGTGTAGGAATTGCCATTATGCTCCGTAGATTGCAGCCGAAACGTTGCCGTTAGCGGAGTTGAATGTTGCAAGACCAGAGGCATAGGCTTGACCCGTCGAATAGGCATCTGCCTTTGACGCGCCACCATCTACGCTTACGTTGTAAGTGTTGTTGATAGTAGTGCTGCCAGTAGACTTAGCTGCCTCAAGGAAAGCTTCGGAACTTAGTCCGGAGGTGATGCCCGACAAATCAAGCTTGGCGCCCGACAGGACATCTTGGTACAGCTGTTCGGCCAAGTCCTGCTTGAATAGCACACCAGCGGCAGTTGTTGGATTGGTAATTACATCTAGCGACTTCTCGGCATTTTTGATAAAGGCATCAAGCTGAGCTAGTCCGGCAAGGTCAATATCCTCAATCTTTGGAACTGCGGCTGCGGCTTCCTGATAAGCCTTTTCTGCTGCTGCTACTGGAGCCTGAACTGCAATGCTTACTTTTGCGGCGAAAGAATCGTTGAAGGCCTGAGCCATGCTTACGGCAAGATTTTCTAGTTCTGCCTGCTTGGACCGAATACCCTCAAGCAGACCGTTTGCCATGTCTATACCGGTGCCGTATAGAGTCGCCGCAACCTCTTCTCCAAGATCTGCGCCTAAAGCATTTATCTCACCGAATAGGCTGTTTATCTCCGTGATGGTGTCGGAGCCACCATCTACAAGTGCCTGAGCAGTTTCTCCACCGGCTTCTACACCAGCCTGCACCAGCTGATTGAACAGCTGCGGGTCCAGTCCCATGTCCTGTAGTTTGCGCAGATTGTCGGCAAACGAGCGGGCCTTTTCTGCCATAGACCTAAAGCCGTCTAGCAAGCCCTCAGACTTGTTTATGACGGTGTCAATAGTTTCTTCGTACTCGCGCGTGACGGTTACGTTGAACTCTTTTAGGCTAGAGGACAGCTCTACAATGCCCTGAGTTACCTCGGTGACAGTGCGCTTTTCTGTTTCATTCTTTAGCTGACCGAATAGGCTAGTTAGGCTTGCGGAAGAACTGAAGGCCGATGTGTATTCTGCAATCAAGGCCTCAGATAGCGAGTAGCGGTTTGCCAGATCATCGCGCTGCCTTGCGATGCTTGCCAGAACCATTGCTTCTTGATTGGCATAGTTGAGCAGAGCACGGTAATCGGCTTCGTAAAGTGTTCCGGCCTCAAGTCCACGCTCTAGCTCTTCCCGGATATTCTGGAAGGTCGAAACAATCTGTTGCTCAAAACGACCGAGCTCTTGATCAATCGTTGGGAGGATGTCAAGATTGGCAATATCAGCGATAGACTTCTTGAACTCTTCGGCACGGACCTTAGCTTCTTGCCAAACATCGTAAAGACGATCGGCTTCTTCTTGGAGCGTGTCAATATATTTCTGAGCTTCTTCGGCGGCAGCATCTAGGGCATCTTGTAGCTCGGCAGCGCCGGCAGCAGTCTTGTTGAACTGCTCTTGCAGCTTGGTCAGGCTGATTGTGCCTTGCTTGATCTGCTGCCAAAGCTTCATCCAATCATCTTTACCAAGGATGAGGTCAATTAGACCCTCAGATGCACCCATGGCGGCGAGCTTGATACGAGCCGTCTGCTTCTGTATCTCGTCCTGCATCTCGGTGAAGAGATCCTTGACCACGTCCTTTGGTGGCTTGGCCTTAGTGGTTCCTCCGCCACCGCCGCCGGTAAAGACCTGACTCTTTAACTTCTCAAGAGCTGCAATAGCCTCGCCCTGAGCTACGGCTGCGGCATATTGAGCAGAAAATGTTAGTTCATCACCAATGCCAGCGATGTCAATAGCTGCGATCTTTGCCAAACGGCTAATCTGACCGAATATTGCAGCCCAGTCAGGCTGAGTCAAAAAGTATTCGATTTGAGAGGCGTTGAAGCCCATCATCTCAAGCTGTTCGGTGGCCTTTGACTTTTCTGCCTCTTCGCCAATGTAACCGAATACAGCTGCAAGTCCGGTCAGCTTGCCTTCTGCATCTGTCGTGTAAAGACTTAGGTTCTGAAGCTCTACGCCATAGAACGATGTAGCTTTGGCAACCTCATCGGCAGCTTCTTTATTTAGACCGTAGCGAGCCGTAAGTGCATCAATACGGGCCTCATCGCGCTTAGCTTCGGTGCCCTGCTCATCTAGCGAATAGGTAACTTCATCAATACGCTTATTTACTGCGGCGAGCTGCTTTTCGTACGCTTGGTAACCAAGTCCGCCTTGCTCAATAAGTGATTGTAATTTTTGTTGTTCCTGAGTCAGCGCCTGTAGTTTGACAATCTGATCTGGAATGTCTTTAGTTGAAAGCTGTGGTCCCTCAAAGTCTGCGCCAATGGCCTGCACGGCTTCGACAAATTTAGGCACGACACCGACGATGTTATTCATCAAGTCAAGAACTAGAGTAAATCCCTCAATAGCCGGAGTGATTGCGACCTCTAGTAGCGATACAAATGCGTCCGAGAAAAAGACGATCATTGGTGTAGCGGCTTCGATGGCATCACCGATTGCAGCACCGATGTTTGCTACACCCGGACCGTGGTCACGGGCGATCTTTGCAAAGGCATCTGTTACTTCAGATAGCGGCTTTTGTAGCGGCTCACCGAATGCAACCTGTAGGTTCTGGAATGCAGCGGCCAAGTTCTGCTGAGATACGTACAGTGTGTCGCTTGCGCGAGTATAGGCGCCAGAAGCATCGGCAGAACGCTGAAAAAGTAGCCCTAAACGCTCTTGGACTTGAGCCAGCATGAGTTCTGAACCCTCAAGATTGTCAAGACCCTTAGCGGCCAAAGCAGCGTTGATTTCGGATTGCTTCATAGCAACACCGAACTTCTCAATCGGGTCGTACTCACCACGGAACAGAGCTGTCATGGCAAGCAAGGCTTCCGACAAGTCATAGCCGTAAGTTGTGGCTAGGTCCTGCGAAAGCTTTACAAGTGTCTGAGTTTTTTCCGTTACTTGATCTTGCTCAAGTCCGTACTGCTTTAGAACCGAACCCAAGAACACGGATGCCTGAGCTGCTTGAGCCTGACCAATACCATAGTCTGCTACTTCTTTAGTAAAGGTAGCCATCTGAGGCGTGAAGTCGGTAAAGACCTGCTTCAGCGCCAGCATGTTTCGTTCGTACTGCTGAGTTAGGTTTACAGACTCATTGATGAACTGAGTAGAGGCCATAAGGGCCTGTAGACCAGCGAATGCTAGACCAGCTTTACCTGCCTCTTTGGCAAAGGTCTCAAAGTCTTTGTTTAGTCCGCCAAGAGCTCCGCGGGCAGCCTGAATACCTACCGAACGGAATACTGAGACAATCGGCAGGATCAGATTCTGGAAGGCCATTAGCTACCCATCCTTCGGTTTAGTTCTGTAATAGTAGAGTTCAAAATAGTCGTCACGTTCTGAGCAAAGACCGTTGAGTGCTTTTCTAGCGTTGGGTAGGCGTAACGCGATGGACGGCTGCTGATCTTGTTCTGACCGCTACCGAGTGCCTCAATCCATTTCTGGACGCTTTCAGCGTTTACTTTGTGGCGGCGCATAATGTGTGGCACTTGACCAAAAGCGTGAATGCGATACTCGCGCGATAGGGTGCCTGTAGCCTTGCGTCTAGTTCCGCGACCGGAGATGTCTGCCATTACGTAGGCCGGTGGCTTTACCAAGATACGAACAATTGACAAAGTGCCGTCGGTGCCGCGCTTTAGTTTGGCTAGGTCAGATGCTGCCTTGCGGTTCTTGTAATTTACTGCAATGCCTTTATTGCCCGTTTGGAACCGAGTCTGATACCAGCTAATGTTCGAAACAAAGCTGCTGTACATAGAGTCGTAAGTTCTGCCCGGACGGTTTCCTCGCTTGTTCCACAAAGGACCGCGCTTGTCAATCTTGCGAAAGGTTTTGCGCATCTCATCTCTTGCCGGGTTACCGACCTTTTTGATATTGCGCTTGAATCCAGTGGCTAAATCTGGAGCAACTTCACGAAGCACTTTTTCCAAATTTTTCAAGTCTTTTAGTTCAACCGAAACCTTACCGTTGCGCATCACTTCGGCGTAGAGGTTATTGAAGTTAGGGGCGACAACGTTACCGGTTTTGAAGGCTTGGCTCATGCCTTGATAGCCCATCATGGCACCGCGCATATAGAACGGGGCAAGAGAGCCTAACAATGCTTGTAACACGCCGAACCTGCCTTACTTTCCTTACAATTCTACCGCTAACAGAAAAACCGCCCCTTTCGGAGCGGCTTCTCTATTTCTTATTTTTAGCGACTATCCATCGGTACATAGTCCAGAGCATTCGGTCGTCCAGCTCTAAAAGTTCTCTTGGTGAGATCCCTGTTTCAACCGCCATTGCAGCGATGTACCAGTGAGCCGAATCATCACCAAGACCCTTTATTTTGGGTCAGACTTAGACTCTCCAACCGAATCTACGGTCTCTAGCCATGCGTCATAGCCAAGGTCAGTCGCCTTGCGGCGCTTCTCCGAGTGCCATGCTAGGAAAAGCAGGTGACCGAGTCTTTGCTCAGTCGCCAGCTTTCCTACCGAGATGTTGAACTTGTCCTCAAAGGCAACTAGGTCAGGGGTGCTGGCCGTAATTTCCTTCTCGGATCCGTCTGCGAAGTTGATAAGTAGGTTGAATCGCATTGTTAGTCCTTACTAAGCGGTTGCGTATGAAACTGCACCCGAAGTTGGGAACGATACCGAGAACGTAGAGAGGTCCCCGACAGCGCCCGCGATAGGGGTGAAGCTGTTGATTAGAACGTTTGCAGTGTATAGCGGGGTTGTTGCCGATGCGGCAGTTCCGTTAGCTGCGATGATGGTTACGGTACCAATGGTTCCAACTAGGTCGTCAAACAGGTTCGAAACAGAACCTGCGCCGAAGTCAGAGTGGAAGTCTAGGGAAACGGTACCGGACTTTAGTCCGCCGATTACCTCAGTCCAGCCACCAGAACCGAAGTCAGTGGTAGTTACCTCAGCGGCATTGATCACCAGCTCCGCACGTGCGCAAGAACTGGAGACGTCGGTGCCGTTCACGGTGACCTTAGTACCAGTCACTACGAATTTAGCCATTTGTTATTCTCCTTATGCAAAGACGGTGACTGTGAATTCAGCCGCCAAATAGGTTTGATCGTTTATGGTTATGGACCCAATTGAGTTTGAGCTCACAACGATAAGGTCGTAAACTTCGCCCGAGAGCGTCCTATTAGATTCTATCGCAGCTTTGACAGACTGGCTGCCCGTCGGCTGGCAATAGTTATCTAGCTTTCGCTGCATCTCTCGCTCGGCAGCACGGCCTACGACGACAGTTACAGTGAAGTTGTACCGAGTCAGCCCATTCTGCATTGCTTGGTGATAGTCAATACTTTCCAGATTGACTACTGCAATTGGCGGTGACGGGTTGTCCGGGATCTCAGGGGCAGTGCGCAATCCGCTAATGGTGCCGATGTTTGTGGCAAGCCCTTGGCGGATGTTGTAGATAGTTGCCATTATGCGAAGCGAACCTTGCGGTAAGGCGATAGCAGGCTCTCTACGTCTGGGTCTAGTCGGCTGACACGGACAACACCGATGTCACCGAATCCTGCAACTCCAAGTGGGCTGTCGTAGCGCTTGAACTGGCGAATGGCCAGAAGATTACATGCTTGCTTTACATCTGTCGGTACGGCAGTTCCATAGCCAAAAACGCCTGTAACCTGCGTAGTGGCCTCTTCACCGGTCGTGGTGTACAAGTAGTCACCGACAGCACGAATGACCGTGTAAGGGCTGTATAGGCCGCCTGAGAGGCCATTTAGAGGCTCTAGTTGGTAGTCGGTTGCAGTCCAAGTAATGTCAAAGACGCCATCGGCTGCCGAAGAGGTCTTTAGGGTGGTCAAGGAAATCAGGTCGTCAATCTCAGTGACGTAGGAATCTCTAGGTGTGTAAACACGGGTTGCAGTGCCGTAAGTAAATACTCGCTCGCAGTGAGTGTCAATCTGGCGGGAAGCGGACTCTACGCAAGTCTCCAACAGGGTGTCATCCACGTTGTCCGTGATGCGCAAAATTGCTTTTACTTCACTGAGCGTAGTGTATCCGTTGGTAATTGCCATGTGTCTATTCTACCCTTTGCGGATGCGCTCTTTTAGGTCCGTAGTGCTTATGCCCTTGGTGTACGGGATGTAGAGCAGCGAGATGCCCTCAGAGTCTAACCAGTCCTGAGTAAAGCCCATCTGCCTGTAATAGTCCTTACGGGCCCAGTCTGATCCGATGGCAATGATGTTTGGTTGCGCCAGAATGATTGCAGTCGTACTGTCTGCACCGTCGTAGTTAGGGATTATGTTCTTGACTGACCGAAACTCCGATAGGACGTCGAACCGTTCGGCGTAAGACATGACCGGTGGCTTGCCTTTGTAGGCAGCTATGAATTCATCGGTATTCAGCGCAACGGTAACATCGCCTATCCGAGCACAAGCCCTCAGAAAGTTCACGTGCCCGCTGTGAATTAGGTCGAACGTTCCTCCCGTGTAAACCTTTAGTCCCATCTGTTGTCCCTTCTGACTTTGAGCGACCATCCTCGGATGCCCGTATCTTGAGCTGCTTGTTTGTTGAGAAATAGCGAATGATTACTAGAGTAAGTAACATTATTCCGCTCGTTGTAACCACTCTTGAGTGTGGAGGAATTGTCATGGTGGACCTTCGCATCTATGGTGTTGAACTTCACGCCTAGCTTCTCCATCCGCCACTCGTAGTCGTCATCGTCAAAGTAGATCGGATGGAAGGCTTCGTCCCAAAGTCCTGCCTTCATAATGGCACCTTCTCCGGGGACAACACAAGACCATTTAGGGTTTACATTTACAAAGTTGAACGCCTGCGGATCTACTTCTCTTTCGATTGTTGCCAAGGCTCCCGGCTCAAACCATGAGTCATCGTTTGGAATAACCCAGTAAGGCGCGTGTGGTGTGGACTTGATGATCAGGTTCCAAGCCCCATTCGCACCTAGACCATGAGGCAACTGAATGTGCCAAAGATTCCTTACATATTCCTTACTTAAGGTTGGCTCATAAACTTTAGTACCTGAGTTGTTTACTATGACTAAATGCTCAACCGGATGATCAATTGAATCTATCAATCGCTGAGCCATGTCGAACTTGCTTAGAGTTGCAAAGCCGATTACAGGAATCACTTGTAGAGATCCCGCAGGAATGGGATCCACTTGTCATTCCAGACAATTTCTACGTCAAACTGCTTGGCAAACTCCACTGCTTCTTTTGAAGTGCCGCGCTCGGCGTGATAAGCCTCTTCTAGTGCTAGAACAGTTTTGTTTACCGATGGAATCTGGAAGAACGACGCCTGAGCCTCGTCCCAGAATGGCTGACCTTCTACCTTCCAGCTGTCAGGTGATGCTAGGTCCTTAGACGCTGCAAAGTTGCTAGTGATAACCCGAGTGCCACAAGCCTGAGCTTCAACAGTCGGGATACCGAATCCTTCTCCATAAGACGTGCTGAGCAATACATCGAAGCTGGAGTACAGAGCCGCCATGTGTGCATCTGAATAGCCACCACGCAATGAGTATGGGTCCGGGAACAGGACGTTGTTCTCAGGAATGCCCACCATCTTGATTAGGACGCCTAAATCGAATCCGTTGTAAACACGGCTAGGCTCCGAGTGAATGTAAAGGTAGCTGTTCGGGTACTTCTTTAGGTGCAGTGCGAAAGCGAGCAGGTTTTCTGCGAAAGCCTTGCGGTGGATAGATCCGTTAGCTTTGTTCGCTGCAACCATGCCAACTAGAAACGCGTCGTCTGGCACTTCCATGTATTCACGCGTGTTTAGACCGCCCGGCGTCTTGTCGGTTGGCTTGTAGACCGAAGTATCAATACCGTGAGGGATGTAGACATTGTCTATACCAGCAGCTGAGAGCTGCTCTTGGCCATGAGGTGACATTGTGATTGGAGTCACGTTATCTCGGCTTAGGAACTTGTGTACTGCCGGTGGAAGAGTGATGTGGTCCAATGGAACCCAAGAAACAATCTGGTCCTCGTACTTCATCTCGTTGTAAACCCAGACGTCGTACAAAGTAAACAAAACAGTCTTTAGCTTCGGGTTTTTAGAAGCAATCTCTCTCACTTGATGAGGAATGACGTCAATCGAATAAGGCGTTAGGCCTCGCGGGTAAACCGTTACATCGGTTCCCTGAATCTTGATCTCAGACGGCTTGCCCTCAACGCCATAGTTAGATAGCGACGCAAACCGAAGCCCGTGTCTAATCATCCGCTGGGCCAGAAGCATTGCTTGGTTTCCGTAGCCAGTAGGCATTCCGGGAGTATTAGAGGCTAGGGCGACAGCGCCTTGCAGGATTTCGTAGGTTTGCATATCTCAAAGATACATAGAAGAAACCCCCGGCGCAACCTACAACGCCGGGGGCCTCACCTATTCCAAGGAATTAGCTTGCGCCACCCTTGAAGTACTTGATGTGGCTTGCGTGAGTCAAGTCACCATCTACACGCATCATCACACGGTAGGTGATGGTGTCAGTGTTGAATGCGTAGTCGGTCGAAGTAGCAACCTGAATGCCACCTGCGACGCGAACCTTGTAAGAAGGCATGTGACCGAAAAGTACGGACTTAGCGCCGGTTCCGGTAGCTGCCATTGCAGGGTTCTCGATTACGTTGTAGCCAGCGAACGAGTCTGGAGTTCCTACACCGACGGTGTAGAGGTAAGCTCCGTTGTCGTCCTTGAGCTTGCGCATGGTGCCCAGAGCGGTGGTGGTTGCCATGTAAGCAACGCCCGGTAGGCGACGTGCAGCACCGTCAAGGGTGTACTGAAGGTCGATCAGGTTGTCAGCGGTGAATGCACCGGAGACACCAGTTCCACCAGTTACACCAGAGCCAGCAGCGGTTACAACACCGTTTGGCTGGGAAGATCCAGTACCAGTGGTCAGTGCTGCGTTTACTGCGTAGCCTAGGCCGTTACCAGCCTGCTCAGCTAGGTGTGCAGAGATATCAAATCCGGCGTCTGCGACCAGTTCTGCTGCGACGGGGATTAGAAGGCCGTACTTGTAAGCGCCAAGGGTGATGGAGCTGTAAGTAGGCTCGGAGTCTGCAACGGTTCCAGCTGCTGCAACTAGAGCTGCGGTGCTGTAAGCGGTCAGGGTTGGGATGGTGATGTCCTCACCGGAAGCGGTGTTGATGCGCTGACCTACGTCTAGCATCGGTCCTACTAGACGAGCAACATCGAATACCTCGTCGTAGAACGACTTTGGAACGGTGTTGGTCGAAGGCACTAGGGTACGCTTCTCAAAGGTGTGAGATCCACGGGTTGAGGCGATCTCGCGCAGGATAGCGGAAGCGGAACGCTCCTCAGCTACTGGCATGGCAAATCCCTTAGCGGCTACGGAAGCCTCTACGGAACGTGCCTCGTTACGGGTTGCGATTGCGATTGCGTCGTCGGCGCGACGGATGTCGGCCTCAATACGGTCAATCTTTTCTAGCTCGGCAGAATCTAGTCCGCGGCCTTCCTTCTCAGCATCCTCGATTACATCGCGGATCTGCTCGGTAAGGTTAGCGCGAAGCTCCTGCTGAGTCTTGATGAACTCAGACATTTGTCTCCTTAGTTATGGTTTACATAAAACAGCCGCGCTGACGCAGACTGAAACACGGCAGAGCTGACTCACATCCGTTATTACAATTTTACAGAACATGTCCCCGGCAATGGAAAACCCCCGGAGCGAAAGGATAACTCTCCGGGGGCGAACCCATCTTGGCAGTAGACTAGCGAGTCTCTTCTGGCTTGGTTATGCGGGTTTCTTTGGCTGGCCTTTCAGATGCGGTCTCAACCGCTGGGAGGTCTAGGCCAACGATTGCTTCGGCCCACTTCTCAGCTAGTGCTGGGATCGAACCTGAGTCTGGATTACCGGCAACCTCAAGGATTACCTTCTTGATTTCTGCTTTAGTTGCCACTTGATTTTCCTGTCATTAGCGCTAACTTCTTTTTCTTGAGTTCAAGCATACCTAAGTCTGCTTCAGGCTCTACAGACTCGGCTACTGGTAGTAGTGAGTCCACAACCTGCTTTAGTAGACGACCTTCGTCCTCAGTCAAGGACTGGCCCTCTTCTACCTTTAGCATTGCATCCGCCAAAGCATCTGCATCTACCTCAGCCCTGAGAGCAACCGAGTCTAGGCCACGAACTGAAGTCGTGCCTGCGGTGCTTGTGTAGGCCGGGAATGCCACGATCGAAACTTCGTGCAACCGAACGGACTTTAGAGTGCGCTGAGCGCCATCCTTGCTCCACTCATCGCCGCCCTGTGGGACCGAGAAACCGAAGCTCATGCTGTCCACGTCACCACGACGAATAAGCTCGGCTGCGTCACGACCTGCGGTGGTGTTTGGCAGAGAGCCCTGAACCTTGAGTCCACGCTCGTCCTGCCAGAGCTTTAGAGTTCCAGCGCGGGTAGATCCCAGTACCGAACCAGTGTCGTGGTTCCATAGCAGCTTGATGTCGTTGCGGGCCTCAAGTGAGCGGGTAAAAGCTCCCGGGGCAATTCTTTCAACAAATGGCAGTGGCTGGCTAGGCTCGTTGAACATAGCAGCGTAACCCTCAAAGGTCATGCCGTTGTCGTCCTCACGGACTTCAAACTCGCTTGAACCTACGCGAGTCTCAATCTTTGACAATGCTTCGCCTTTCGCTCGGCCTTCGTTTTCTGCTTCTAGTCTAGCAACGACACCTTCTGCATAGGCCAGTGCACGTTGCGCACCACGCACCGAAGGGCCAGATCCCCACAAGAGGTGAGCTACTACACCAGCACTAGGATAATCAGCGGAATCAGGCCTAGCGGCGGGCGAATCAAGATCACTAAGATGACGAGCAATCCAAGCCCGTAGGCGAACCCACTTGTCAGCCGTGACACTACCCGACGCCATCGCGCGAGCTTCGCGGATAGTTCTCTCCACCAGTCCATCGCCACCCTTGCCCTCTTCGTAGTACTTGAGGCCCTGTCTGGCAGCGGCTCTCATGTAGGCTGGCGGTTTTAGGTTTACAGCGCGTGACTCGGGCTGCACGTTTCGTTCTTCTGGTAGTGGTTCAATCTTTGTAAGGGTTGAGAACTTGTGGCCTACTAGGGTCTCAGTCTCTTCCCAGTATTCTCCGTCTTGACGATAGATGCGGATTAGGGCCGCAGGGTCCTCGGCGGAAGCTTTGATTGAGAAGTTAGAGTCGGGAACTCCAAGGGTGCCTTCGCGCATAATGTGTTCGATGCGACCTCTTGCGGTTCCGCCAGAAGAGTTCCAACGGACAAAATCGCCCTCTTTGAGAGCATCTGGAGCTGCGCGCATCTCTCCCATGAATTCGCTACCTTCGTTCTGTGCGATAGCAAGTGCCTGATCTATGGCACCCTGCTTAGTAGTGTGGCAGCCCATAACCTCGCCATCCTCTTTGACAGTTGCCCATCCTGAGCAGTCTGGGCTGGAATCGGTAATGAAATATGGCATTAGTCCTGCTTTACAACCAATACATGTAGTTCACAATCGGCTGTATCTGCTACAGCATAAAGAGCATCTCCGGGGCCGATGGTGATTTGACTAGTAAGCGTAGATTGGGCGTGAATACCATTACCGATTGTCACGTCCGAACCGCCGATGTAAACGTGTGAGTTCTCGGCGTGTTCGTGGTTGTGAATACAAACGTGCTGAGCTTGACGATCTGGAGCAACGATTTGCACAATTGCAGTTCCGACTGAATAGTGCGCAGTGCTAATCGGCATTTGTCGCCTCCGGCTGTAGCTGAACCGAATCCTTGCCAGTGTGTTCGATAGCAGGCAGCTCTAGCTTTGCCATCACGTCATCTGGATCGAATCCAACCTGAATCAAGCGCTGAGCCATGTTTACCTTCTCGGTCATGGCCGTAAGTTCGGCAGCATCCACATTGACATTCGCCAGTGGTACACGAACGGTATTGGCACTTGGGTCGTCAATCGGGCGCAGGTCCTCGAATGAGCGCACTTCATTGATTGAATACACACCGGCTTGAAGCATAGTGCTGTAGGCAGCGGTTCTGGCTGTGACGTCGGCACGGAGTAGTCCATCTAGCGAAATCTTGATAAACGCTGCCTCTAGGCCAGTTTCCTCTTGTAGCAGAGTAGTCATGGCGCCTTCGATCTTCTGAGCGATTGGGCGCAGCGTGTGAGTTACAAATGCGATGTTGTTCTGCTCTACGGAGCTGTAGGTGTTGGTGCCCGGTAGTCCTAGCAGGTGTGGTGGGATGTTGAATGCACGAGCCACGTCCTCTACTGCCATTCTGCGGCTGTCCAAGAACTGAGCTTGGTCGTTTGGAACGTTGGTTGGCTTGTAAACTGCACCACCGGTGATGATTGCGGTCTTGTGCGCTTTACTCCAACCCTTGTGGCGGCTGTCGAATGCCTCTTGCATCATCTTGGCTTGGTCGCCAGTCAGGTTGCCCGGAACTTCAATCACACCGGAGGTTTGAGTGCCAGATCCGAAGAACTTAGCTGCATAGTTTTCGAGAGCCTTTGCAAGACCGAAGTTTTCTTTTAGTGCCTCTACGCGGGATACTCCACGCAGGTGCCCGGGACGAACTACGTCTGGAATAAAGATAATCTCTTCGTTGGTTAGAGCGCGCTCTTCACCACGAACGATGTAAATTACACGGCCTAGACCGTTGCGCTTGATTTCTACGTCAATTGGGTTTAGCACGACCATGTTTACGATCTCGCCACGGTCGTTGCGATACTTGCGGATAAAGGCGTTGCCATCTAGTAGCAGAGAGACGATACACGCCCCGTAGAAGGCCTCTTTGGTGGTATCTACGTCTGGCTTAGTAACCCAGACTGGTCGTGGCCTGAGAGGGTATCTAGCGCCGTCCCGACGGATGTATGCGTCAATCGGCAGGGTAGAGAGAGTGTCAGAGATTAGAGATACGGCTGAGTAGATCGCGTTGATCTGCATAGCGGTGTCTGAGGTAACATTGGTAGCAGACAGCGACTGAAGCTCCAGAAAATCTCCGGAACCCCAGATAGTCTGGAAGCTGACCGCACGTTCCTCACGGCCCAACAGTCTGTCAAAAAAGCCCAAAATAACCGCCTATACAAAAACTTGAGGCACTACTTCTTCCATTCTACCCGCGGTAGCACGATCGTAGGCTATAAGAGCAGCTACGGCAGCGTCAATACGGCGGTT